TATGGAATACATATTATGAAAACCCACAGGAACACGATGATGACCATGAACATGGAGACGAAAATCCAGAAGCACACATCGACTGGCACGAGCACTAAAGTTGAGTCTGACTATCAAAGAGTCAGGAAACAATTTTATGACTTAGCGGAGCAAGGTGACGAAGCGATAGACCTTATGTTAGAACTTGCCCGCGAGTCTGAACACCCCAGAGCGTTTGAAGTACTTGGTCAGTTAATTAAAAATAACGCTGAGATCGGCGAGAAGATTCTTAAACTCCACAAGAGTAAGAAAGAACAGGATGAAGATAGTACTCCTGTACTTACAGGAGCAACCAATAATAACGTATTCATAGGTAGCACAGCCGAGCTACAAAAAATGTTGAGGGACGAAACAGTAATAGATAATGAGTAGAGATACTAACTATCTCGGTAACCCTAATGTAAGGGGTGCCGATGTAGAACATCCATGGACCAAGGAAGAACTGGTTGAATATAAAAAATGTTTAGATTCGCCACAGTACTTTGCAAAGAAATATTGTAAGGTAATTCATTTGGACAAAGGTTTAATACCATTTGACCTATACCCGTATCAAGAGAAAATGTTTGACAATTTTGAAGCAAATCGCTTTAATATTGTTTTGGCATGTCGTCAGAGTGGTAAATCCATTGCTGTAGTAGCTTATCTTCTATGGTATGTGATCTTTAAAGGGGAACAAGTTGTAGGTGTACTAGCGAATAAAGAAGCTATTGCAAGAGAAATGCTTGCTCGTGTTACACTGATGCTAGAGAATCTACCATTCTTTTTACAACCAGGATGTACTGCACTCAATAAGAAGTCTATAGGCTTCTCTAATAACTCACGTATTGTGGCAGCGGCAACATCATCAAGCTCTATTCGTGGTATGTCACTTAACTTAGTATACCTTGATGAGTTTGCATTTGTTGATAATGCTACAGAATTCTATACATCTACCTATCCGGTTATATCATCTGGTAAAACATCTAAGATCATTATCACATCTACGGCAAATGGTATCGGTAATATGTATCATAAACTATATGAAGGTGCATTACAAGGAACAAATGAATTTCAATCCACTCGTGTAGACTGGTGGGATGTACCAGGAAGAGATGAGAAATGGAAAGCTATGACTATTGAGAATACATCTCAATTACAGTTTGACCAGGAATTTGGCAACTCATTCCATGGTACAGGTAATACATTAATTAGTGCAGATATACTATTAGCATTAAGAGCTACAGATCCTATGGAACATTTTAATAATGTAAAGATCTTTGACCAACCAGAGAAAGAGCATAATTATCTTATGTTCGTGGATGTATCAAGAGGAAGAGGTCAAGACTATTCTACATTTACAGTTATTGATGTATCAGTGACACCTTTTGTACAAGTATGTACATACCGTGATAATATGATAAGCCCTTTATTATTCCCTGACTTGTTATACAAGTATGCTATGCATTATAATGAAGCCTATGTTGTGGTTGAATCTAATGATGCAGGCCAAGTAGTATGTAATGGTTTATACTATGATTTAGAATATGAGAACGTATTCGTAGAGTCTATGATTAAAGCTAATGCTATTGGTGTAACAATGACTCGTAAAACTAAACGTATAGGTTGTTCTAACATAAGAGATATCATGGAACAACACAAATTAATAGTAAAAGATGAGGAAACAATTCGAGAGATGTCTACATTTGTGGCAAAAGGATCATCATACCAAGCAGATCATAACTCACATGATGACCTCATGATGAATTTAGTCATGTTTGGATGGTTCACATCTACTCCTTTCTTTGCAGAATCAACAGATATTAATATGAAACATCTATTATATCAACAGAAAGTACAACAATTAGAAGATGAAGTCATTCCTGTTGGTCTTATGCCAGAGGATTCTGGAGGCCTACATCCCTTCGGAAAGGGGTGGGAAACATGGAGACCATGATATGTATAAATAAGTATATTGAGAAATGCACGTATTATGAATAATCTTATAATTAACATGAAGGAGTTTAGATGGCTAATCTAGTTTCGCCTGGAGTACAGGTAAAAGAAATCGATTTGACCAATGTCGTTCCGTCAGTATCATCAACAATAGGAGCTATGGCCGGTGCGTTTACGTGGGGTCCAGCGAATGAGATATGTACTGTTACATCGGAAACTCAATTGGTCGAGAAGTTTGGTAAGCCAGATGCGAATACATTCGAAAGTGTTCTATCTGCAGCCCAATTTCTAAGCTATGGCAACAACCTAAAGGTTGTCAGAGCCGTTGGAACATCAGCACGCAACGCGACAGTGTCGGGTACTGGTATTCTAACACAAAACGCTACTGTTTTCAGTAGCCAATCACCTGCAGCACAGGACTGGGCACAAGCCAGATATCCAGGTGTTACAGGTAACAAAGTAGGAGTTTCTGTTATTACAGCAGGACAGACTATGACAGCCTGGCAAGCAGGCAATGTAGAAGGTGCCCCAGGCACATCTGCATATGCAGCCGCCGTTGGCGGTTCAAATGATGAAATTCACTTATGGGTTTATGACGTAGATGGTACAATCACAGGTACTTTAGGTACTGTGCTAGAATATTGGACTTACTTGTCACAAGCAGGCGATGCTAAAGGTTCAGACGGTTCCTCATTATATTACAAAGATGTAATTAATGCTGGTTCTCAATGGGTATTTATTGGCAACGCACCAGCAGCATTATCCGAGTCAGGAAATAATGCAGCAGGTGAAACATTTGTTACAGCTGCATCATTCTTTGCTAACTTAACTGGTGGCGTAGATGATAACGTATTGACTGTAGGTGAGACTACTACGGCATATGCGTTAATGGCAGATGCAGAAACAATTGACACTAACTTAATATTCCAAGCAAACTCAGGATTGAGTGCGTCTGATACAAGAACATTAAGTAACTTTATAACTGCCCAAGCGGCAGCAAGAAAAGATGCGGTAGGCTTTGTCTCTCCTGAAAGAGCGGCAACGGTAAACGCAACGTCAAGTGCAGCGGCTACGGCCGTAGCAGCATGGAGAACAGCTTTAACTTCAACGTCTTACGGCTTTGCAGATAGTGGTTCTTTATATGTGTATGACAAATACAATGATGTATATCGTTGGATTGCAGCGGCAGGATCTATGGCAGGACTATCAGCAAATGCTGATTTAGTTGCTGATGCATGGTTCTCACCAGCTGGTTTTACACGTGGCAACGTTCGCAATGTTACTAAACTAGCATGGAACCCTAACCAAGCAGAAAGAGATGCATTATACAAGACGGGTGTAAACCCTGTTGTAACTTTCCCTGGTCAAGGTACAGTGTTATTTGGTGACAAAACTTTACAAAGCAAGCCAAGTGCATTCGATAGAATCAATGTTAGGAGACTATTCATTGTTCTTGAGAAGGCAGTTAGTACAGCATCGAAAGCGTCATTATTCGAATTTAATGATGAATTTACGAGAGCTCAGTTTAGAAATATGGTTGAGCCTTTCTTAAGAGATGTTCAGGGTCGTAGAGGTATTACGGACTTTAAAGTAGTTTGTGATGGAACCAATAATACTGGTAACATTATCGATTCTAATAAGTTTGTTGCTGACATTTATATCAAACCTGCAAGATCTATTAACTTTATAACCTTAAACTTTATCGCCACAAGAACTGGCGTAGAGTTTAGTGAAATCGCAGGAGGTAATTAAAGATGGCAATATTAGGCGTAGATGATATGAAAGCCAAACTAGTTGGCGGTGGTGCTAGACCTAATTTATTCAAAGTAACAATGGCTTTTCCAGCTTATGTTACTGCGAATGTTGAGTTGGCATCTTACATGTGTAAAGCGACTTCAATGCCGGCAAGCACAATTGCACCAATTGCAGTTCCTTTTAGAGGACGTAATTTGCAAATTGCTGGTGATAGAACGTTTGACCCATGGTCAGTTACTATAATTAACGATACGGACTTTAATGTACGTAACTCTTTTGAACAGTGGATGAACGGTATTAACCAACATAAATTGAATACAGGTTTAACACAGCCTAGTTCTTATATGGCGGATATGATCGTTGAGCAACTGGACAAAGATGGTACAGTAGAGAAAACTTATAACATTCGTGGTACTTTCCCTACTAACTTAGGTGCAATTGAACTAAGTTATGATAGTGAGAATGCTATTGAAGAGTTTGAAGTTGAACTACAAATTCAGTATTGGGAGTCTAACAAGACAACGTAAATCATCGATATAACATAAGGAGTGCCTTCGGGCACTCTTTTCTAAGTGTTATAAATAATATTTAGAAAAGAGTGAATTAGGACAATTAAAAAATATGGCAGAAAGCAGATCACTATTTGGCTTTGAGTTTAAACGAAAAGCAATAGAAACAGAAAAGAAACCAGTATCGTTTACTCCAGATAACGAAGACGGTGCATACGAGATATCCCCAACAGGTGGATACTTTGGTCAATACATGGATCTTAGTGGAGATCAGTACAAAAACGATAAAGAATTAATCATGAAATACCGTTCGGTAGCTACATATCCTGAAGTGGATATGGCTATTGAAGACATATGTAATGAAGCAATTACTGATGAGAATGGTATTATCGCTAAGCTAAACCTTGATAATTTAGACCAAGCAGATAAAGTTAAAGAACTTATACAAGATGAATTTAATAGGATTCTTAATCTAACTAACTTCTCATCTACGGCATATGATACATTTAGACGTTGGTATATTGATGGACGTATATTCTTCCATTGTATTATTAATCCAAATAAGCCTGAAGCTGGTATACTTGAATTAAGGCAGATAGATCCTACAAAGATTCGTAAGATTAAAGAGACTGAAAGGGTTAAAGATCCGAAAACTGGCGCTGATCTTGTAAGAGAAGTTGCTGAGTATTATTTGTATCAAGATGATACAATGAATCAAAGCGGTGAAGGATTAAAAATTAATCCTGATGCTATTATTCAGGTTAACTCAGGAATGCTAAATGAAGAACGCAATAAGGTTGTAGGTTACTTACAAAAAGCCCTTAAACCTATTAATCAATTAAGCATGATGGAAGACTCACTTGTTATCTATCGTATATCGAGAGCACCTGAAAGACGTATATTTTATATAGACGTAGGTAATCTACCTAAAGGTAAAGCAGAAGAATATTTAAATAATACGATGAATAAGTATCGTAATAAGGTTGTATACGATCCTACTACAGGTAATCTTAAAGATGAAAAGATTCATCGCAATATTATGGAAGACTTTTGGTTACCTCGAAGAGAGGGTGGCCGTGGTACTGAGATTGATACTCTTCCAGGTGGTTCAAACCTTGGTGAGATTGAAGATATTCAATACTTCCAACAAAAATTATATAGGTCTTTAAATATACCTATGTCAAGATTGACTGAAGCAGATGCATTTTCTGTTGGTCGATCTTCAGAAATTACGCGTGACGAACTTAAATTCCAGAAATTTATTGATCGTATTCGTAATAAGTTCTCAACACTATTCTATGAAGCACTGAAAAGGCAGTTAATCCTTAAGAAGATTATTGTGCCAAGTGACTGGGTAAATATCCGTGAAGGCATA